CGTCTCCGTCAAAGGCGGGCTGACGGGATACGCGCTCGATGGCGTCTGCGTTGTCGACGACCCGATCAAAGACTTCAAGGACGCTTACTCGCAGGTTGCCCGTGAGGACGCGATCCAGTTCTGGAAGTCCAGCGCAAGGACGCGCCGACACGAGGGCACGAGCTACATCGTCATGGCCACGCGGTGGCATCCGGACGACCTGTCCGGGCACCTCATCCGCGAAGAGCAGTGGCGGTACATCAACCTCAAGGCCATCGCGGAGCCGGCGTCAAACGACGACCTGGACGCGAACGGCCGCATCATCTCTGACCCGCTCCATCGTGAGCCGGGTGAGTCCCTGCATCCCGCGCTGAAGCCCGCGAGCTTCTTCGACGAGGAGCGCCGCGACGCCTTCACGTGGGCGTCGATGTATCAGGGGGAGCCACGCCCGATCGGGGGTGAGTTCTTCCGCCAGCCAGGCACGGTCGACGATGCCGGTCAGCCCAACGGGGCGCAGTGGTACTCGGAGCTCCCGAGGGACGGATACCGTGGCGCGTTCGGCATCGACCTCGCGTACACGGCCAAGACGCACGCCGACTGGTCGATCTGCATCGAGGCAATCGCGGTCGGTCGGCAGCTATTCATCGTCGATGTTCTGCGCAAGCAGATCGACGGCTCCGGCTTCGCCCTTGCCTTGAAAAGCAAGATGGCTCAGCGCCCGGGATGGCCCATGCGTTGGTACGTGGGCGGGCAGGAGAAGGCCGTCGCGGACTTCATGCGCCGTAGCGGCATCGCCGTGAAGGCCATCCCGGCCGTTGCGGACAAGCGTGTCAGGGCGCTCGGTGTCGCGGCCGCATGGAACCGAGGCGATGTGCTCCTCCCTGCACCGAAGAACGGCAAGCCGCCCCAGTGGTTGCCAGCGTTCCTCTCGGTCGTTCTCAACTTTACCGGCAACGATGACGCGCGGGACGACGATGTCGATGCGCTCGCGGCTGCCTTCGATCAACTCATGAAGCGCAACCCCATGGTGGAGGCGCTCGAGCGCAGAAGCCAAGGGCAGCAGAAGTGATCAGCTGGAAGACGGCGCTTGCACAGGTGGCGCCGGGCCGCATTTCGGAGATCGCGCGAAACCTCCACGAGCGCCTCGACACCTGGCAGAACGACCTCACCGGCTTCGGGACGTCGCGCGACAAGACCGCGTACACGGCATTCGCCGGCGTCCAGTACCTCACCGACCCGCAGGTCGCGAACCTCTACCACGGCGACCCGATTGCGGCGCGCATGGTGGACATCGTCCCCGACGAGTGCTTTCGCGAGGGCTTCACGGTCGACGTCGGGGACGAGTCGGCCAACGCGGAACTCGCGGAGCAGCTCGAGCAACTCGGCGTTCGCGAGCATTTCGCGAACGGGCAGCGATGGGGCCGCGCGTTCGGCGCCGGCGCGCTGCTCATCGGGGCGGATGACGGTCGCCCCGCATCGGCACCGCTCATCCCGGAGCGCGCCAAGGGCGTCCGGTACCTGTACGAGCTCGACAAGAGGCTCCTGTATCCGCTGTCGTGGTACCGCGAGCCCGGGCACCCGAAGCTCGGCCAGCCGGAGACGTACATCGTCTCGTCGGCGAACGGGCACGTCGACTCAGGAGCGTATTCCGTCGTCCACGAGTCGCGGCTCATTGTCTTCACGGGCGCAACCACGGGGCTCTGGGAGAAGGCCAACAACAACGGCTTCGACCGGTCCGTCCTGCAGCGCGCGTACGAGGCGCTTCGAGCCTTCAACACCGGCATGAAGGCCGTCGAGGTCCTCATGACCGACGGCAACCAGGCGGTCTACAAGCTCCAGGGGCTCGCGGGTCTCATCGCCTCGAATGGCGAAGAGGCGATCCGGACCCGCATGCAGGTCATGGACATGTTCCGGAGCGTGCTCCGCGGCATCGTACTGGACGCGGGTGACCCGGACACAAAGGCGGGCGCGGAGGACTTCATGCGACAGACCGTGTCGCTGGCCGAGTACCCGCAGACGCTGGACCGCTTCATGCTCCAGGTTTGCCTGGCCGTGCAGGTCCCGGCGACAATCCTTTTTGGGCAGTCCCCCGCGGGCATGAACGCCACCGGGGAATCCGACTTCCGCTGGTTCTACGACCGCATCCGCTCGACGCAGCAGCTCTACCTGACGCCTCGTGTACGCCGCCTCGTGCGCGTCATGATGGCGATGAAGAGCATCAAGCGCGACTCGGGCATCAAGATCACCTGGCCTTCCCTCTGGAAGGACCCGCCGGCCGTCGAGGCCACGCGCAAGAAGACGATCGCCGAGACGGATGCGATCCGCATCGGGACAGGTGAGCTGCTGCCAGAAGAGGTCGCGCTCACGAGGTCTCAGCCGAACGGGTGGGATATCGATGTCACGATTCGTCCCGAGGGCATCGAGGCTCGCAGCAAGGGGCTTGCGGCCAACGAGGCCGACCTCGCCGAGGGAACGCCGGAGCCTGAGCCTCCTGGTGGTGGGTTCGGAGGCGGGTTCGGCGGTGGCGACGCGGACGGAGGCAACTTCGACGCGGGCGACTACGAGCGCGACGACAACGGCCAATTCGCTTCCACGGGAGGCGAAGACCCCATGCGCCTCGACGCCGACGAGCTCCTGACCGCCATCGAGGCATCCACGCGCAGCATCATTGCCGGCGGGCCTCGCACGGGTAAGAGCACGCTGGCCGTACGCGCGAGTGAGCGGTTCAAGCGCACGGTGCGGCACGCGGATTCACTCGTCGGCAAGCTGAACTGGAGCGACTCCTCTGCGGAGGTCTCCCGCTGGCTCGACGACGGCGACGAGTACGTCATCGAGGGCGTCACGGCTCCGCGGGCGCTGCGCAAGTGGCTCGCCGCGAACCCGGACAAGAAGCTCGACGCGACGGTCGTGTACCTGCGCGATCCGCTCCACGCCCAGACGGATGGCCAGCGCTCGATGAGCAAGGCGATCGACTCGGTCTGGTCGCAGATCAAACCGGAACTTTTGAAGCGTGGCGCGTCGATCATCGAGAGGGACAGCTAGGCGTCGTCGAAGGCGACCGATCCGCATCCCTCCTCGCGCCGCACGATTCGCCAAGGCGGCCAAAGAGCCCAGGGGGCCAGCCCTCGCGTTCCAGCTCGGGATGCGGCGCCTGGTTCAGGGGTACGCCAAGGCGGTCAGGGGCGCGCTCTACTCGCGCCTGGACCGGTGGGCTCAGTCTGGGCAGCGCGCCGACGCGGCAAGCACGGACGACCTGGGACCAGCGGTTACGGGTCTGCGGGGGCCGGCACTTCGCGGCCTATCTCAGTCGCAGTTGAATGCATTGAGCGGCAAGGTCGCCAAGGCCACCGAGCGGCACAGCGCATCGGAATTCAAGCGCATCGGTGTCAAGCTACGCAAAGAGCCTGGGCTCGGTGACCTGATCGACGGGTGGCGGAAAGAGAACGTCGCCAAGGTCGGTGGTCTGCTTGCCTATGAACTCGACACGCTCGAGGCGCTCCTCCGGTCATCCGAGGGGCGGACCATAGAAGAGCTCCGAGACCGCATCGACGAACGGCTCGACGTCACGCTGAGCAAGGCCGAGTACCTCGCGCGCAATCAGACCTCGAGCCTGAACGCGCAGATCACGCAGGCGAAGCACGTCGCCGCCGGCATCGAAGAATTCGTGTGGACGACGGCCAGCGATGGTCGGGGCCGAGAATCTCACGCGGCGCTCGACGGTCAGGCGTTTCGCTACGACGACCCGCCCGATGTCGACGGGTACGAATCGATCCCTGGGTCTCCGCCGAATTGCCGGTGTGTCGCGTACCCGGTGATTCCAGAGATCACCGAAGACGCTGAAGAAGCGGCCTGATGCCCTCCAAACGCTCATTCACCCTCGGCCCAGTCGACGAGGCCACGCGCAGCGTTCGTGTCATCGCGTCCACGTCCGACCCGGTAAAGGGCCAGGCCAAGGACGCACAGGGCAACGCGGTCGACAGGCTCGAGTCTCTGGTAAGCTGGAACCTCGAGCGGTACGCGGCCAACCCCGTCATCCTCTGGCAGCACGACCCCGAGCAGCCCATCGGCTGGGCCAGGGATGTCAGCGCGGGCCCCGCCGGCCTGACGATGCGCATCGAGTTCGCCCCCGCGAACGTCGAGCCCAAGGCCGAGGAAGCTTTCCAGAAGGTCAAGGCCGGCCTGGTGCGCGGCATCTCGGTGGGCTTCGACTACGGCACGGAGACCAAGGACGGCGACGTCTCGGTCTTCGCCGACAACGAGCTCCACGAGGTCTCGATCGTCACAGTGCCGGCGGACGCATCGGCGGTAACGGCGGCCAAGACGGAACCCGCGCTCACCCCCGAGGAGCAGCGCCGGCAGGCCGCATCCAGGGCGGCGAGCGCGCTGGCCAAGCACCGTTACACGCGGACCGACGGCGAGGTCGACCGGCTCGACTACGCGGGACGACTCGGCAAGCTCAGGCAGACCCCAACGGGTGGCTACGTGGTGCCAGCGCGTGTCGCGCGCACCGGCATCCTCGTCTACAAGAACCCCGACGGCACAGAGCGCCGGGAGCTTCGTCTGGCAGACGAGTGCTTCAAGGCCGACTCGCTCGCAACGCTGGCACACGCCGCGGTGACCGACATCGAGCACCATCGCGGGCTCATCGACGCGACCAACTGGAAGGCAGCCGCGCTCGGGCACGTAGACAACGTGCGCCAGGACGGTGACTTCGTGGTCGCGGACCTGCACATCAACGACGCCGCTGCGCTCGAGCAGATCGAACGGGGCGGGCTCATCGACACGAGTGCCGGATATCGCTGCCGGCTTGAGTGGACCGCCGGCACCCACAAGGGCGAGCGGTACGACGCGATCCAACGCGACATCAAATACAACCACGTGGCGGTGCTCCCGCCGGGGCGTGGCAGAGCGGGGTCCGACGTCGGTCTTCGTCTCGATTCACACGATGAGGAGACACGGCGCAGCGCGCACGCGGAAGACACCGAAGCGAAGGCGCGCGACGCGATGGTAAAGCGCGGCCAGGACGCCTGGAAGAAGCCGCTATCCTGATGGCGACGCTCCCGTTCCTCACCGTCG